GCACCCCTGGCTAATTTTAAGATTTTAGTAACCACGCCTGCATTTGACAATCAAGGCAACCTATTAGGCATAGAGAATTTTATTGTGGCAGTAGTAACTAAACTAGCGGCATCAACCCTAGTTTACAACATATCAAGTGTCTCCGCTCCAGCTATAACCAATGCAGCTAGTGGAGATTTATTAACGTCAGAAATCACTGTATCAATCCTAACGAGCTGGAGTTAAAATGAGCACACACGAAGAAGACTTAGCCTTCTTGAAGAAGACAGGCCAAATAGCAAGCGCACCAAAACCAACTGCACAAACTAAGAAAGACGAGGAATAACAATGGCAATCTATTTAAATAATAACGTAGGTGTTAAGTTGGCTACCAATGCTGCGCCTACTACACCATCAATCGACATTAGCTCATACGTGACTAATGCCGTAATTAACCAGATCGTAGATGAACTTGAGGTCACAGCAATGGGAGATCTTTCTCACCGATTTGTAGCTGGATTACAATCAGGCACATTTACCATCGACTTTATCAATGACTGGGCAGCCGCTTCAGTAAACGAAACACTTAGCGCAGCCTTTGGCAAGACCCTAGCAGTATCAGTAATTACTGTTAAAGGCACTGCTGTATCAGCTACAAACCCAACTTACCAGTTCTCAATCTTGGTAAATAACCTGACTCCAATTGGTCAAGGCGGCGTGGCTGAGGTTGCAACATCAAGTCTGTCCTTTACAGTAAACTCCGCAATAACAGTGTCACCATCGGTGGCATTCTAACTAAGGAGTAATAATGGCAAAGCTAAAGATAACAAGGGCTAATGGTGAAGTATCAGAGCACAAGATAACACCAGGTGTCGAGTACGCTTTCGAGTTAAAGTACGGCTCAGGTATTAGCAAGGTCTTGCGTGAGCACGAAAGGCAAACAGAGATTTTCTGGCTTGCTTATGAATGCTTACGCAGGGCTGGCGCTCAGATACCTTTGTGGGGCGTTGAGTTTATTGACAGTTTAGACACTGTTGAGGTGTTAGACGAAGAAAAAAAATAACTGAGCGGTCTTCAATCCTTTACAGCATCGCACAGCTGAGCGTAGAGACTGGGATACCGCCTAGAGAATTTATTGATATGGATAGCGAAATGTATGCCGCAATCATACAAGTGCTAACCGACAGAGCTAAGGAGATCCGAAATGCCAGTCGTGGTAAACGGCGTTAGAGAGTTCCTTAAAGCCATAGATGAAATTGACGAAGATATGTACAAAAATGTTAGGGCTAGCCTTAAAGCACCGATGTTAAAAACAGCTGCTAAGGCTAAGCAAAACCTACCAGCTAATCAAGATGTGTTAAGTGGCTGGTTAAAACAAGCACAACCACAAGAAGGGCAGCGCAGGCCGTTTCCTGCGTATGACCAACAAACCGCAAGATCAGAAATTAAATACAAGCTAGGCCCTAATAAACGTAATAGAAAAGGTTATAGCGTTTATAACTATGTAAGTAATGAATCAGCGCCTGGTGCAATTTATGAAACCGCAGGCCGAAAGACTTCTGGTCAAGGTGGCGCATCATTAAACCCTAACGCTGGCATACAATTTATAGCTGCATTACCACGGGTTGAAGATGCAACTATGGCAGGTTCAGTTGGTCGTAGAGGCCGTAAAAATAAAGGTCGAGTAATTTATAAAGCGTGGAAAGAAGAACAGGGCAATGCTTATAAGAATATACAAAAGGCAATTGATGATGCCATATTTGCGTATTATAAAAAATTGCCATTAGAACAAAAGTCTCAGGTATTAGGATTTTACAAAGAGCGATCTGCTCGTGGATTTAAGGGCGTGTAATTGTGCCAACTTTAGTAGTCTCCGCACTCAGCACCTTTGACAACAAAGGATTAAAAAAAGGCAAGAAAGAAGTATCCGCATTTGAGAAACAAGTTAAGAACTTTGGCAAAGTCTTTGCTGGCGTATTTAGCGCAACCGCATTACTTAACTACAGCAAGAAGGCTGTGCAAGCGTTTGCAGAAGATGAAAAGGCTGCCAAAGCCCTAGAAATACAATTACGTAATACAGGGTTTGCATTTGCAGCACCTGCCGTAGAAGATTACATAAGCAATTTACAGCGCACCACAGGCGTACTAGATGACCAATTACGCCCAGCATTCCAGCAATTATTGACAGTTACTGGCTCTGTATCTAAAAGCCAAGAAGCATTAAATACAGCTCTAAACATTAGCGCTGCTACAGGTAAATCTTTAACCGAGGTAAGCGCAGCCTTAACACGTGGATTCTCAGGCAACACCACAGGACTAAGTAGATTAGGCGCAGGCATTAGTAAGGCCACTTTAAAAGCTGGCAAAATGGAAGATATCCTTGCAGAGTTAAATGCAAAATTTGCAGGACAGGCCTCGGCCCGATTAGACACCTACGCAGGCAAAATGGATTTATTGCGTGTGGCCGCAGCAGATGCAAGTGAGACTATTGGAAAAAGTTTACTCGATGCAATAAGCAAGTTAGGCAAAGACACTAGCATCGAGAATTTAACTAATGATATAGATGCACTAGCCACAAGTATTGCAAGCGTTGTGACTGGTGTTGGCGCTCTAATTGGTGTATTAAGCGATCTACGCAACACACCTGGCATTAAGCAGATAATAGATGTTTTAAGATTTGGCAATTTATTTGATATGTTAAAGAAGTTAGGTGAACTGTCTGAGCCTGCACCTACATCTAACTTTACTTATTCATTAGGCGCTAGTGCTACTAGGGATGTAGAACGTGCTAAAGAGATATTAAGGTTAAAAACTTCTAACAAACTACGCCAAGACGAAATTAACAAGATGAAGGCTAAGTCTGAGGTAGATAAACTAGAAGAAAAGTTTAACGTTGAGCGCATAGGTTTAATGAAGGCGTTGAGCGAGGCTACCGATGCCGAGACCAAACTACGCATACAGGCTAAGTTAGCCATCCTAGATAATAATGAGGCTTTGGCTAAGAAATACAATGCAGAATTAAGCGCAGCTAAAAGTGCTACTGATTTAGCCTCAGCATTTGGTGGGGCTGTATTGTCTTTAAATTCTAGCAAGGCTGATATAACGAAATATCTTAATGATTTAGCAGCTTTGCAAAATAAACAAATAGCAGCTGGCACAACTGTTACAGCGCCAAACCCAGCAGATACCGCTATAGTTTTAAAAAGCGTGGGCGGCACCCTAGACTCATTAAAAGAAAGTTTACCTAAATTATTAGAAAGAGTGCAGGCTGGTGCTGCTACATTCGATAGGGGCGATACCTACATACCATCAAGTGCTATGCCATCGGGTGTGCCATCGACTACTACAGCACCTGTAATTAACGTAAACGTAGAAGGCAGCCTAACCTCATTACAAGAATTTGAGACAACAATACAGGATCTATTATTAAAGATCTATAAGCAAAATGGAGATTTAGCGCCAGCAGGGTTTATTCAATAATGACAGTACCAGTAATTAACGCTTACATAAATTTTAGCACTGGCCCTAGTTTTGCTCAGGCGATGATATTAGATTCAGGCATTTTAGATGTAAACATATTGGAAGATTCCACGGCAATAATTGTAGATGTGTCAGATCAAATTAATTTTATTCAAAGCAACAGAGGTCGCAACGCTACGGCTGATAGATTTATCACAGGTTCATTAACTTTACGCATAGTAGATCAAAACGGAGATTTTAACCCAACTAACCCAGCCAGTCCTTATTACACATTTTTGACACCTATGAAAAAGGTGCAGATAAGTGCTACCTATGGTGCTACGACTTATAGTTTGTTTTCAGGGTTTATTACCTCTTATGTCAATCAACAACCTAAAGATGCCACAGAGGTTGCCTATACAACTATACAAGCTGTAGATGCGTTTAGGCTTGCCCAGAATGCCCAGATATCTACAGTCACAGGGGCTATTGCTGGTGACTTATCAGGCACACGCATTAATCAGATATTAGATGAAATTGACTGGCCAGCGACTATGCGTGATGTTGACCCAGGCTTGACTACTATGCAGGCAGATCCAGGCACACCACGAACTTCATTGGATGCGATGACTACTGTAGCCACGTCAGAGTATGGGGCATTATATGTAGATACCGATGGCGAGTTTGTTTTTCAAGACAGATCAGTTACTGCTGGATCAATAGGTGGCACAGTAACTACATTTAATGATAATGGCACAGGTATCCCATATGCTAACGCAAACTGGAAATTAGATGACACGCTGATCTTTAACTCAGCGCAAATTACTAGGGCAGGTGGTACGCCTCAAACAGCTATAAACCAACCCTCTATTGACAAGTATTTCATACACAGCTACAACAATCAAAACCTATTAATGCAAACCGATGCCGTAGCCCTAGATTATGCACAGGCTTATGTTGCCAGCCGTGCTGAAACCAGCGTGAGATGCGATTCCATCGAGCTAGACCTATACACAGACAATTACAACGCAGGCATAATCGCAGCCCTAGAGCTTGATTTCTTTGATCCGATCAGAGTAGTCACTACCCAGCCAGGTGGATCTACCCTAGACAAGACCTTGCAGATATTTGGCGTGCAAAACAACATCACGCCTAACAGCTTTAGAGTGGTCTTTACGACCTTAGAACCCGTTATAGACTCTCTAATTTTAAATAACAATATCTATGGCACTTTAGACTATAATGTGCTCAGTTACTAAGGAGTAAAAATGGCAGCAGGATTAGGATTTAAGGACTTTACGACAGGCGAGGTATTAACCGCAGCCGATGTCGATGGCTACTTAATGCAAGGTATCTGGGTGTTTGCTAGCGCAGCAGCTAGAGATGCAGCTGTAACCTCACCACAAGAAGGTAATGCGTGTTATTTAAAAGACACAAACCAAGTTTTAACATATAGTGGCAGTGCTTGGGTAGCAGTAGGTGGCGGATCACCTTTAACTACTAAGGGCGATCTTTACACATTTTCTACTGTTGATGCAAGACTCGGTGTAGGCGCAAACGGCACCACACTTGTAGCGGATAGTGCGGAGGCTACTGGCTTAAAGTGGGCGGCTCCTGCTGCTGGTGGCAAAGTTTTGCAAGTGGTTCAGGCTACTGCTTCAACCAATTTCAACACAACTTCAACCTCTTATGTAGATGTTACGGGATTAAGCGTTAGCATTACGCCTTCATCAGCAACAAGTAAAGTTTTGATTTTGCATCAAGGAAATATGTTAGCAGAAACTTCATCTGGTGGAAGTACAGCAAGTGCTCGTTTATTAAGAGGTGCTACTGCAATTTCCACTTTGACTACTGTTGCAAACATTTCATCTGGAAATTATGGAATTGGATTAAATTTTGCATATTTAGATGAACCAGCCACCACAAGTTCTACAACTTATAAAATCCAAGCAAAAGCTGATTCAGCAAACGATGGTCTTTATTATATGTATAACAATTCAATGAATACTATTTTAGCGTTAGAAATTGGAGCATAAATATGGCACTAGGTGGTCAAGTATTAAAAATGTTATGTTCAGGTGTTGAGTACACAATAACTGGGGATGATTGGGATTCTATTGATTGGCTTAATGGAAAAGCACCAATAACTAAACAACAATTTGAAGCAGGTTTTGCTCAATATGATGCTTGGAAAGTTGAGCAAGAGGCTGCCAAAGCAGCAGCCAAGGCTGAGTTACTTGAGCGTTTAGGCATAACTGCCGATGAGGCTAAATTACTCTTAGCATAATTTTGAGGAATTGTGCCGATGAAACCTAAATTATGTGCAGCTGGTGTCCAGTTAAGAGATCAAGTTGATACGTGGTTTCCAGATAGGCGTACTGCCAGTGATGGGTGGGTGGGCGATAGCCGTCACTCCGCCAGAAAATCGGATCATAATCCAGACGCCAATGGATGGGTCAGAGCAATTGATATTGATTCTCGCTTGGGTTCACCCGAAGGGATTAGCGCTTATCTGGCTGACCAAATCAGAATCGCTGGTAAAACCGATAAACGCATATCTTACGTCATCCACAATGGGAGAATATGCTCGAAGATATTAAATTGGAAATGGCGTAGGTACAACGGAATTAACCCACACATTAAGCACATCCA